GGCACAGTTGAATAAGGATTTCGAATTACAATTTTGATAATAGGATCCAACTGTGGAGGATTTAAAACAGTATGAGCAGTAGTAATCATGGTGCGTCCAATTAAGAAAACACCGTTACTCCTACATGCTAAACCATTTTTATCCACGGCTTGAATCCATACAGAGTTGTTCAGAAGTGTTTGAGTTGTCTGTTCAATTTGTACACGATCACGTTGAGCATATTTTCGAGCGCCAATGTGCATTTCAGTCTTACAGTCGACATATCCTTGAGCAAATCGATTTTGCTTGGCAGGTGTTGGTTGATTGTTGTAAATTCGTTGAGCAAAAGCAGTCTGTTTTGCAGGAACAACTTGATTGTTATATGTGCGTTGAGCATAGGCACCACGGAAATTTTGAAGAATCTCATTCGCGCAGCGTATACAATCTTTATTGTCCAATGGGTCATAAGTCAAATTTTTGGTTCGATCGCAAAGCGAGCAATTAAACCAGCAGAAGTTTCCAATTACTTGAAAGGCGTCTTCGTAAGAAGTCGCAACAAAGCCCGAATTGGCAAGCTGCAAAATTTCACATTGGCTAAATAACGCTTGAGCTGTTGGTCTTTCTTTGAGGAGATCTTGTCTAATTTCTTCGCGGTCATCTTCGAGTTTTTCTTGTTCAAATCCAATAAGATAAAGCGCCTTACGCACAGTCTTGATACCAGTTCGCTCAAGGAAATGAGTGAGCATGCATCCAGTTTTAGGGAATTGAAGTATTTCACAAGCAGGACATTTAGAGCAGGGAGTAGTAGCATTAGAAGGCGAGCGAATAAACTGGCACAAAGAGTTACAGTTGTCAGAGGCGTTACTACGAAACATTCCAGTGTACCACACGCCAGCTACGGCTACAAGAGTAGCACAGATTGAAGTCACAATAGCGGCGGTAGGTACACTTGGTAAATATTCATAAGTTTTGTTGGCAATAGTTTTGAGAACAGATAAAATGAATTTAGCAACAGAGAGCAATTTGTTAGCAGCAACAGAAGCCAAAGAGGAAAGTTTGGAAAAGAAATTTTTCATCTGGG